AGCAAAACCTGTCATTAATGACATTAATGCCCCCACCCGTTTAACAAAGTGTCAAACAGAAAACCCATGATGTTTATATCAAAAACACCAAGAATGTTTCCAACAAGGAAACCTGAAAGACCAGCACAAAAGCCCCAAAAAACGGCTCTCATTTTTAAAAAGAAAATATCAGCAGAGTGCGCTCTTTGAGCATTGTAAGCATAATCCGAATCGGAAAAGCCCATTAAATCCCCAAAGACCACTTAACCACCTCATTGAAGGGCGGCTAGGAACTCGCTTCCAATAGTATTTTCTTCTGCTTCGGGTTGTGTGTAGAAAGGAACACTACCACCAAATTGTCTTGCGCTTTCACGCATTTTAACTCTTTGTTGTTCATCTCTCGCCTTTCTTTCCCAGTAGGCCGCAATCTTTCTATCAAGAAGCCACATCTCAATTTTATCATTGAGAGCCAAATCAAACAATGCTTTTACAACCATGATTGCACCAATCGTCCCTAAACCAAAGAGGAAGGAATGTGCTAATGGCCCATAAGGGAAAGTTAATCCAATCATAGCATAAACAAAAACATTTGCTCCACTTAAAGTTCCAACGAATAAAATCGTCATAACTAATCTAGTATCTGCATTTAAAGCCGCCATAAAATCACCTCAAGAGAACTCAACCGAAACGGCGGCTCCTTCACCTGCTCCACTAGAAATGCTCAAATATAGACCATTTGTTGCTAATACTCCATGCATATCAAATTCCATTATAGGTGGACTACGACCCGCCGTAGCGGGGTCTGCGGCGTCTGGTTTAGCCAAAATCATTCTTGATAATTCTAAACCGCTTGCCGCAGAAGCATTATCAAACACTTTAATTGTGGTTGGTGCTGTTCCTGTTAAAACAGCATGAATTGAAACCAACTTACACGAATCAACATTAATAACTGCTGATGCTGTCTTTACGCCACTACTTCTACAACTCGCCATGATAACGCCTCGTTCAATACATCGTTATGGGTTGCCCCATATAACGGTGTCGCTCATTCATCGGTTAAAGAAGACTTTTTGGCCTTGGTAGGCGTTGATTTCTTCTTTGTTCCCTTCTTTGGAAGGAGTAAACCAGCCAACTCATTATGAGTAGTAATCTTTTGATTTAACTCAAGAGAAATAGCAGAGAACTGTTCGGGGTCAATAGCCATTAGTTCCTTTCTGTCGCCCTCTTCAAAAGTAATTTTAAGATTTGAATCACTTCTCCGAAGTAGTGCAGCAATTACTGATAATTCAATAGGGGTTTCCCTAGTGAGTCTTTGCCCATGAATAATGAATGGTTCAAACCCACCGCTATCCGAAACTTCAACTTTAACCAAGGAAAACACCTCAAAGGTTGCCGAAAACACGCAATCTAAATTGCATTCCACTATGAGTAGAACCATCAGCCGCTTCTGCTGGTGTAGCCTGTAAAGCATCAACAATCAACAATGTAAATGATGTTGCGCTAGTATAACTTCCATCTGTTCCAGAAATCACAAAGGTTGGATAAAACTTTACATTACTTGTTCCTGTGTGAGAAACAGCAGTAATAGTTGATAGTCCAAAATTGCTAGCACTAAGAACAACACCCGAAGCATCATAGGTTGAAACATCAAGAAGAGCATCAACCATGTATTCATCGCCATTTACTCTCGGTTTAGTATAACCCTTGTGGTCTGCTAAGAGACTCACGGTAAAAACTTCTTCTGTCATCTAAATCACCTCAAAGAAGGTTGGTAATCTTTCCTTGACCCTTGAAGTAAGAACAGCCCATTTCACCGATTGTTCGGTAAAGAGCCTTGTTTCCAAGACGACCAACACCGAATGGGTTTCCATTGGAAATACCATCCTCAAAGTATTGAGTTGGCTTCATAACCGACAACCAAAGGTGGTCAGTATCAAGAAGCAACATATCGCTGATACAGGAAGTATTTGCGCCAGTTGAGGGCATAGCCGCAACAGGAATCAATGGAATGTCGTAGTAGGTAGAAACACGGAAACCGACTTCTGCACCCTTAACACCACGAACACCGTTCACAGTTGGAACAATTTCCTTTCTATCCATGAATCGCTCTTGAGCCTGAAGTAAATCAGACAGAGTTTGAAGCGTATCATATCCAGTAAGAATGACCTTTGGTGAACCACCAGCGACTCTCAAATCACGAAGCATGGAGTTAAGCACAGTCAAAGTAAATTGACGAGCATTTCCACTTGCATAGCCAGCACCGAAAGAAACAGCCGAATCAAGGAAAGAAGCCGCATCACGGTTAGTTCCATAAAGGTTGCTTAATTCGTTTGTAGTAGCGGATGAAACCAAAACAGTTCCAGCAGCCATAGCATCTAATTCTGCCTTAGAAGAAATAATCTTGTAAAGAGAAGTGTAGTTGCGCTCAATAAGTGCAATTTGGTTCGTAGCGTTCAAATCGTAGTTTTCAAGAGGCATAACGAGCATAGCGTTCTGCACTTCAGAATGGTGCTTACCCATGTCTTCTCTCAATTGAGCACGAATATCACCGATACCATCGTCAATAGCCGCCATTTCCATAGCAAGTTCCGAGAACTCAAATTGATGAGCAATAATTTTAGGACTTGTAAAGAGTTGAGTGTAAGTTGGAGCAATTGAAGCCAAACCGTCTTGATGGGTGTCTAAAGCCGCATTTTCGGGAACACCACCGATAAGGTCAGGACGCAAAGCCGCCGCACCAATGTTAGCATCACTACCAGCGATATTAACGCCAGTCAAATCAAGGAAATTACCGCTTCCACCAGCAGGTCGCTCCTTTAGGACTCTCCAACCGCTTGAAGTGTATGGCCTCTTAGCAATAACCGAAAGTGCGTTGCATTCTCGGTTTAGCATAGACCAGACCTTTTGGCCGTAAATTTTGTTGTAAAGAGCAGTTGTGTCGCCAATAGCAGAAAAGCCATTTGCGGCGGTTCCTGCAACATCATGTCCAGCGTGAATACCAGCGACTCCACCTGCTTGCTTGAGCAATTGGTTGTTAAGTCCGGTATGGCCCGTCAATCCGTAAGTTTGTCTTTCTAAGTCCGCAATTGTGTTAATATATCCTGTCATGGTAATCACCTCAGTTAAATCCTCCAGCCATCTTATGAATGTCTGACCAATCCATTTCGGCCAATTCTTCCATAGTTGGGAGTGTAATTTGGGCTTCTTCTTGAGCCTTGATGATTTGACTCTTCTCAGCCGTCAAAGACTTACGAAGAGAAGCAAATTCATTCTTAAGAGAAGCAATCTCGGAAGCAGCGTCATATTGCGACTTTGCGAGAGTGTTTTCTCGGTTTCCTTTTTCTGCCTTAAATCGTGCAGAAAATTCCTTTTGTAGATTATCATATGCAATCTTTTCAAGTTGTTCTTGGCGGAAAGCCTCGTAAGCCTTCTCAATGTTTCCAACGGACAAATCAAGAGTTTCTAGTTCTTGGTTGTCAAATGCCTTAACAACGGGCAAATCCGATGCTCTTGGCTTTCCGTTGTCAATAACGATTCGGTCAGCAGGTTCACCGATTTCAACACCAGCACCATCAAGAGTGGAAAGAAGGGCTTTTGCCTCTTCATCACGATACATCTTTTCATCCTCATCCATGAGTTTTTCGGACATCATCTTTTCATCTTCGTCCTCCATTTTCTCATCCATGAGTTTCTCAGACATCATCTTTTCGTCCTCATCTTCCATCTTTTCATCCATTTCTTCCTTACGCAGAGTATTTACTTCCGCCATAAGTGCGTCTAGTTCTTCTAAAGCCTTTTCAATTTTGCTCATATTTTTCACCTTTTTTTCTTGTTTAAGAATATCAAACTTTGCTTCGGGATTAATTCCTTTTTCACAGATAGTAACTTCATGTAATTCAAGTTTGCTAATTTCGTTAAATTCACCTAATTCTGGATTAGTCTTTTTTGTTTTTTGTAAAGCCTGTCCTCCAATGCTAAATGACCTTAACGAACCTTTTCTGATGCCACGATTTATTTCCTTGGCTTTTTCTATATCATCTCTTAATTTAATTACTACAAAGAATCCGACATCATCAACTTCTGTTTTCCATAACTTTCCGTTTTTATCTCGGTATGATTTTACTACTTCTCCAACTTGAACA